GAGGCGATTCAGCGGCAGTCACCTGCTGGCGCGCGCGAAGTACTTGGCTATCGTCGCAATACGTCACCGCAATTCCCGGCCAATCCTGGCCAGCCAGCCAACCCTGATGTCGGCGTGAATGCCGGCATCGAGGGTGGGCAATAGTTCAATCACGAGGAATCACCATGACTGACCAAGAAATCGAGCAGGAAATCCAGACCAAGGGCCTGACCGCGCCGCGCGTCACGCCAGCCGACATCGAGGCGAACATCGCCAGCGAGCACTACTTTACAGCGCAGGATGGACTAGCTGGTCGCTTTGATCGCACAGGCGAGGGCTACGACATTCCTTCGCCGTCACCGCTTCTTCTCCTGACCTTCTGCGTCCTCATTTTGAAGAACGGCTTCACCGTCACAGGTGAGTCGGCCTGCGCCAGCCCTGAGAACTTCGACGCCGAGATCGGCATGAATATCGCCCGCCAGAACGCGGTGGCGAAAATTTGGCCGCTGATGGGCTACGCGCTGAAGCAAGACCTGTTCGAGCGCCGAGATGTTGGCACATGCGGCGATACGGTGTGCCCGGACAAGTAGGCGCACGCCTGATTTCATCGGCATGAAAGGCGTTGACTTTTGCTGGCTGGTGGCAAACTTGAGTGGCCTGCTGAAAGGCACGCACTAGTCCCGTAGCTGGAGCTTCTCCGCAAGGAGGGGCGTGTTTTAACCGCTCACTACCGCGTCACGGCGATAAGTGATCGGCTGCAACGCCGTGATGGCGTCGCATCCCGAAGATGGAGCGCATATGTCTGGTCGTAATTTGGAGTCTTACCTGGACGACGCAGAGGGTTTCTCTGCGCTGAGTGAGGAAGAGCAGTCCCGGCTGATGGCCGGCGGCACGCTTGAGGGCGATACCGAAACCGAAGAGGTTGAGGAAATCAGCGAAACGCCCGACGCTGATCCGGAAACGTCCGAGGAAGAACAAGCCGCAGAAGAACCCGTGATATTGGCCAAGGATGGTCAGCACACCATTCCGTTCTCCGAACTGGAGGCGGCACGGGAGAAGGCGCGGCAGCTTGAACAGGAATTGATCGAACTGCGGGCCGGCAAGCCGGCTTCTGATGTGCCGGATACCGATAGCAAATCGCAATCGGTCGATGGTATGGACGAAATCGCCGAACTGCGCAGGCAATACAAGGAAGCCTTTTTCAATGGCGACGACGCGATTGCGACAGAGCTTGAGAAGAGGATCGACGCCAAGGTGATGGAAGTTGCGATTGCCAAGGCATCCGAGGTTGTCGGTGCCCGCGAGGCACAGCGCCAGGCGCAGTTGGCACAGGAAAGAATCATCTCAGATGCCAACCAGCGCGCCACTGCCATGGTCGAGAAGTACCCGTTCCTCGATCCCGAAGGCCCGGCTACAAACCAGAAGGCCATTGATCTCGTCGTTCTCCAGCGCGACAAGTTCATAGCCGGGGGAATGACCTTTGCCGACGCCATTGAAAAGGCGGTCGGCGAGATTGCCCCCTTGTTCGAGCAAGCAACAACGACCAAGCAACAACCCGGCGCCGATGTGGCCAAGAAGGCCGCAGAGGCTATTTCCAAGGCTCAGACGAAAGTTCCGACCAGCCTTTCCCAAGTTCCTGCGGGCGCGAGAGCGCACCACGACGAGGGCGAGGCTATACGGAACATGGACATCAATCGACTGTCACGAACTTTCGAGGGCAAGTCGCCTGACGAGATCATGAAGCTGATGAGTCGGGTTCTTTGATGGACAAGGTTATTCAAGCGCAATTTTTTCCGCCCGGCGTGAGCCGCGCAATCCAACTTCAGGAGAATCATCATGGCTGAAACAGTCATCCCCTACGGCAGCCCGCAAGCTGTCAAGGTTCAATCCGCCGGCCTGTTCGCTGCAAACATGCAGCGTCAGACAACGCTCAACCGTCTTGCCGGCAAACTGCCGCAGCAGGCCGATGCCGAAGCGACTCTGCGTCGTCAATCGGGAAATGAGCTTCCCATTGTGCGTTGCCAAGACCTTTCCAAGACGGCCGGCGACGAAATCACTTTCGACCTGATCAATCCTATCGGCGGCAAGCCCATCATGGGCGAGCGTTACGCAGAGGGCAAGGGAGATCGCATGGACTTCTCGCAAGACAGTCTGCGCATCAACCAGACCCGCAAGCCGATCAATGCCGGCGGCAAGATGACGCAGCAGCGCACGCCGCATCAATTGCGTTCGTTGGCCCAGGCGCTTGGTCACAACTACATGAGCCGACTCGAAGACCAACTCAGCCTCGTCCACCTGGCCGGCGCCCGTGGTTTCGCCAATGACGTTGAATGGGCGGTTCCGCTCGCGTCCGATCCGGACTTCACCGACATCGTGGTGAACACGATCAAGGCGCCGACCCGCAACCGTCACTTCATGTCGACTGGCTCCGGTATCGAGAAGATCGTCGCTTCCGGCAACGAGATTACCATCGCCTCGACCGACGTGATGAACATCGACCTGGTGGATGCTCTGCGCACGAAGCTGGACTCCATGCCGCTGCCTCCCCCTCCGGTTCGCTTCGAGGGCGACCAGATGAGCCAGGATTCGCCGATGCGCGTTCTCCTGTGTTCGTCCGAGCAGTATACGTCTCTGGTTCGCTCGACCAACTTCCGGACATGGCAGGCCAATGCGATGGCCCGTTCGCAGATGGCCAAGCAGAATCCCTTGTTCATGGGCGAAGCCGGACTGTGGAATGGCATCCTGATCGTCAAGATGCCCAAGCCGATTCGCTTCTACGCCGGGGACTCGCTGCGCTGGTGCCCCTCCACCACGTCCAATACCGAAACTGCAACTGACCTGGTTCCGGCTGCGTTCAGTACCACTTACGCCGTCGACCGCGCCCTTTTGCTTGGCGGTCAAGCTCTGGCCCAAGCCTACGGCAAGTTCCGCCAGTCGCAGGGTTCCTACTTCTTCTCGGAGAAGGAATTGGACCACGGCGACAAACTGGAGATCCTGCTCGGCATGATCGGCGGCACGTCCAAGATTCAGTTCTTGATCGACCACGGCGGCACGGCGAAGGAATACACCGACTTCGGTGTGATCGCCGTCGATACCGCTGTGGCGATTGCCTAACCGAAAGCAAGCAGGCCGGGCAACCCCCGGCCTCTTCTGAAATTCAAGGAGAAATACCATGACTACCCTCAACACCAAGGGCATCAAGAACGGCCAGTATTCCGGCCCGAGCGGAAACGCTGTTCGGATTCGCGGCAGTTACACAACCAACGCTTCTGGCGTTGCCGCCAACCAATCCGACCTGGCGACTGCCGTTCAGGTCAATGACGTTGCTCGTATCGGCTTCCTGCCTGCCGGCACCGAACTGCAAAGCGCGGAGGCTATCGTATCAGACGCTTTTGCCGCTTCGACCACGGCCGACATCGGTTTCCTGTACGCCGATGGCGTCGATTCGTCCGCCGTCCCGCAGAACGCGGCGTACTTCTTTTCTGGCTTGGCCACGTCCTCTACCAGTCGCACCCGCGCAACGGCGGTCAATGCCCCGGTTCGCCTGCCGAAAGATGCCTACCTGACGCTGACCCGCAAAGGCGCCGCCGATTCGGCTGTCGGCATCCTCGACGTGATCGTTGAGGGCGTCTTGCAGGGCGCGCCGTAACCTTCAGCAGGGCCGGCCAACTGTGCCGGCCCTTCTTCCATTCTTCCATAGCGAGTGAAAAGACATGATCGCAGTAAAGTACGTTGGCCAGCGCGAGATTTACCGGGAGGGTGCCTATAGCTCCGGGCTGGTGTTCATGCGCGGACAGACAATCGCCGTCGAGGATGAAATCCTTGCCCGCAAATTGTTGCGCCATGCCGACGTGTATGCGCCAGGTGATGTCAGCCAAGCTGAAACGACGGCGCCAAAGACCGAAAGCCCGACCAAGGACGATGAGGACACGGCGCAGGATGCCCGCGATGCTATCGCCAACATGAACAAGGCGGCGCTCAAGGATTACGCCAAAACCCACTTCCGTGTCGACATCGACGCGCGCAAGTCGGTGGAAGACATTCGCGCGCAGGTCACTGGCCTGTTTGACCAGTTCGGGGTGGATTGATTGCCATGAATCTCGGCGACCTCAAAAACGAGTTTCGTGTCCGTGCGCAGGATACGAGAAAGCCGTATCTGTGCCCCGATAGTGAGCTTGACCTGTGGTTCAACGAAGCCGAGGGCGAGGCCGCTGTACGGGCGCGGCTGATTCACGATACCGATGAAATCCCCGTCGCCGTTGGCGACACATTGCTCGATCTTCCGTCCGGCCTGTTTGACATCCAGTACGCCGAGCTTCGCGCCGCCGATGGTGTGGCGTATGAGATTGCCAGCGCCAGCCGGCGCGAACTTGACAGGTTTCGCCCAGGCTGGCGCATCCGCAGCGAGCGCCCACGTGAATTCGTCCATGACGACAAGACGCTGACGCTCGGCGCCGTTGCCGACGCTGCCTATACGCTCTACATCGAATTCTTCCGCATGCCTTCGGGCATGGAAGATGACGAGTCGGCCCCGGAGATCAACGAATCCCACCATCTGAATTTGGTCGATTGGGTTCTGTTTCGTGCGTTCAGCAAACCGGACATCGACATGGTAGACCCGGTGCGCGCCAAGGAATCCGAGGCCGCATTCGTGTCCTACTTCGGCAAGCGCAGCAATGCAGACATCCGCCGCAGGCAGAACGCAAGCCGGCCGCACCACAATAGGTGCCACCCATGATGCTTGTGCTCGCCGGTGGCGCCCTCCACGCCGACAACGTGTTTCTTTGCTACGCAGGAGCGGGAAATGGACGCCCAAATCTACCCGCTGGACGCTATCCGGTCAGCACGCAATACTCCCATGTTCACGGACGCACTCTCGCCGATGCAATTGGCCTTGGATGGATCGGCCCTTCTGCTGAGTGCGACATCGTTTTGGGTGGAGTGCGCGGTCGCTCTGGAGTCATTCCGTCTCAGCATGCTTTTGGCGGGCTTCTCGCCAAGCTCGAAGACTGCGAAAACCGGGGAATCAAGGTGATTTTGGAGGTTTCCGAGTGAAGGCATTCAAGTACGACGCCAAGGTTGCCGCTGTTCATTCCAGACAGATTGTCCGGATGCTTGTGACGCTGACTTCTCAATTTTCCCGACTTGAATCGCAGCTAGGGCAATTCAAGCCACCCTGTTTCATCCTGCCGAAGAGGAAAAGAAAGTGAACCGCTACCGTCAGTATCCGCCCGTTTTCATGTTCCTGATCGCGTGCATCGCAGCAGCCGTCATTATGCTTCTGTCAGGGTGCGCAACAACCGGACAACAGGCAACGCTCGATGATGTCAAAGCGCAGGCTTGCCCGGTCATCCTCGGCACGCTCGCCGGCCTGCAAGTGTCTCCTGACATTCCCGCCGATACAAAGGCGCGCTTGGGTGAAATTGAGCCAGTTGCCCTGGCTGTTTGTTCGACCGCTACCGAGATCGGTGACATCAAGCAAATGAGTGAGGCCGTATTCGCCGTCGTTGTCGATGTCGTCAAGGACTCCAATATGACGCCAGAGCAGAAGCAGGCCGCCATCATCGCCATTACGACGGCTAGGATGATGATTGCCAGCTACAAGGTGCAGCAGTGAGCTATCTCGACTTCATGCACTGGCTAGAACTGACCATTTACCTGGCAGTTTTGGCCTTCATTCTGTCCGAACTGGCACTCGAACCGAAGGGGAAGAAATGACCACGATAGAACAGGACCGCGCATTCAATGCCGCATTCCGCGAACTGATCGGCGAAGAGGGTGGCTACGTCTTCAATCCGGCCGATCCTGGTGGTGAAACGAAGTTTGGAATTACCAAACGTACATATCCTGCCCTGAACATCAAGGATCTGGATCTCGGAACGGCCAAGGCCATCTATTACCGTGATTTCTGGTTGCCGCTTGGCGATCAGGCTTCCCTTGCGGTGCGGCTTGAGGTCTTCGACTTCGCGGTGAATTCCGGCATTCAAACGGCCATTCGTAAGCTGCAATCAGCCATCGGCGTTGCCGATGATGGGCACTTCGGCCCGGTATCGCGTGCCAAGTTGGCGTCCCTTCCATCAGGCACCGTCGTGCTTCGTTACCTGTCAGAGCGCCTTGCCTTTATGGCGAGCCTTTCGACCTGGCCGAACTTCGGGCGCGGATGGGCGCGACGCATCGCCAGGCGCATGCAGCGCGCGGCGGATTCAGTATGACCCCGCAACTCAAGGCGATCAATCGCCATCATCAGCGAGCCTATCAAGCACGCATCCAATTCATGCGCGAACACGGTATTGCCTTGACTCCGCGCGAGATCATCGAGGCGCAGCGCGAGGAAGATCGCATCAGGAAGGAAATCAATGAACGCAATCGGTAGGCTGTTCGCGCTCCCTGACTTCCTTCGTGTCATCAAGGCCGGCGAAGAAATCATCAACCCCGAGACTTGGAAAAACCGCCAGAGTCTCGCCAATGCGCTGGCCGTCTTGCTGGTTTCTGCTGCCGCCATCGCGCGGAGTTACGGCTATGCCATACCGCTTTCTGACGATCAAATCGTGCAGTTTGTTGGCCTGCTTACTCTGCTCGTGTTCAACATCTGGGCAACATTCGCCACGTCCAGGCGCGTTGGATTGCCAAGTAAAAGTGGAGACGCATCGACCGTCGGGGCTGACGGAAGCGGATACAGGGATGCTGCGCAGCAACCTGGTCGACTCGACAACGGTATTGCCCACCCTGACTTGCCGGTTCTGACAGAAGAATATCTTGAGCGCGAAGCTCTCACTTGGCGAAACCCGAAAGGCTGACCATGCTCGATTTCATCGTCTTCCATAGCAGTTTGGCGTCGTTCATGTGGGTCGTGATCGTATTCATCGGCGGCGCAATCCTGGCTGTCATTTCCGTGTTCGTGTTCAACTACCTAATTCCGAGCGTGACGGAAGACGAAGACGGAAATTACGAGTGGGCGGACTACCTCAAGTCGCGGAAGGATAAATGATGGCGCACTGGTCGAACTTGCTACAGCACCTTCCTGACCATCTGCCGTTTGTGATCTCGGCAACGCGCGTTGCAGAGTTTGGGGAAAGCGGTGCGAAATTGGACGTTCGATCACTAATCACGGCGCTGATTATCAGTGTTGTCACGGCGCTTGCGTCAAGTTGGGCGACGACGCGCGACCTTTCCGTGAAATTCGATTTCATCGCCAAGCAATTATCGGAAACATCCGCCAGGGTGGAGCAACTGAATGAGTCTAAGCACAGGGACATGCAGTCGGTTTCGGAAAGGCTGACGCGCATCGAAACCATGAATGGCATGGGCGGAAACGGTCAAGATCGGAAACGATGATGGGAAGATTGAAGATCATTCAAGGCAAGACCTTCTCCGACACGCTGCGGTGGCAGAAGAAGCCGCTGGTGTTCAAGCAGATCACGGGTGTTTCATTTGCCTCCGGCGCGCCGCGTCTTACCGTTCCCGGTCATGGGATTGCAGAAGTGTGGCCCGTGGCCATTACCCGCGTTGTCGGGCCGCGCGAGATCAACGCGAAGAGCGTCCCGCCGACCGATGACGACTACATCGACGCGACGTTCATCAATTCGTCAACGATTGAGTTGAATGGTGTTTCCCCTGTAAGCGAGCGCGGATCTGAATGGTCAGCCTATGAGTCGGGCGGGTTCATCCAGTATTTTACGCCGGTTGATCTTGCGGGCCTGACGTTCCGTTTCGTGTTGAGGAAATCATTCGCAATCAGGCTGAATCTTTCCTGCGTCACCGGAGGAACATCTGGCGCCACGATGCCGACGGCTGCCGGCGCCGATGGATCTGTGGCGTGGGAGGAAACAGAAGATCCTGCCACGAAACCGTGGCTTCCTGGAACCGTATTTGCTCCTGGCGACATCATCGACGCGAGGGCTGTTCTTTGGCTTTCATCGGCCGGAGGCGAAATTGTCGCCGACAACGCGAACAAGAAAATCGTGACCACTGTTCTTCCGGCCGTCACCGCCAAACTGGCGAAGCAGAACCTCGTTTATGAGGTCGAGGCACAGGATGGTTCCGGCGTGATTCGGCGAGTTGATTCAGGCACGGCGGTTGTCGAGCTTGAGGGTTCGCCATAGGGTTTTTCATCGTCGGCATGCGGCCGGCTTTATTTATGAAGGAGAAGCACCATGCAACAGGAAAAATGCACGGCCGCAGATGCAGGCGGCGTTGATGTCAGCAAGCGACTGCTGATTGACGAGCGCGCACACGCGATCGGCACCTATCACGTCAATGCCAGTGGCCCGGCCGAGCAATATCGCGACGAGTACGTTCGCCTGCGCGACCGGCTGAACGGCAAGGGCTTCAAGGCGTTCCTCGACAAGCTCATCAATGGGCGCGATCTGCTCGCGCAGTTCATGGCGATCCCGATCGAAAGCAAGTGGTCGGAAGAGTGCCCGAACGTGGTTTGCACGGTTGGCAAGAACATCGCCTTGGACGCCTATCTGGCCGGCTCTGCCTATACCGTCACCGGGCCGTACATGGGGCTCATCAACACCAACGCCTCGTCGGCCGTGGCTGGCGATACGATGGCCTCGCACGCTGGATGGCTGGAAGTCGGCAATGCCAACGCGCCGTCCTACACCGCGCCGCGCAAGACGGTGGCGTGGTCTGCCGCATCGTCGGGGTCGAAGGCAACCTCTGCCGCTTTGTCATTTGCCATCGGTTCATCCGGAACGGTCGGCGGCTGCTTCCTCGTCTTCGGCTCCGGTGCGGTCAGCACGATCGACAACACCAGCGGCACGTTGTATTCGGCAGGCGCGTTCACTGGCGGCAGCAAGACGGTGAGCAATGGAGATACACTTAATGTAACCTATACGGCATCGCTCTAGACCTATAACCCGTAGGTTGCAATTGATTTGATGTAATGGCAACATGCAGGCTCAACCTTATGAAGGAGAGTTTGCATGCCTCGGATAGCAAGGGAACTGGTCGGAATGACGTTCGGACGACTCACAGTTATTGAGAGGAGTGGCAAGAACAAACATGGCGCCGCAATGTGGCGATGTGCTTGTTCATGCGGTGGCGAGCATATTGCTGCCGGGTCGTTGCTCCTCAACGGAAACGTCAGATCATGCGGGTGTCTTAGGGCGGACGCCATGCGACTACGCAAGCCTCCAATCAAGGACTTGGCAGGAAAAGTTTTTGGTCGGCTAACTGCTGTTCGTCACGTTTCGACAAACAAGCACGGCCAAGCCGTTTGGTTGTGCCAATGTTCGTGCGGAAATGCGCACGAAGTTGTCAGCCAATCACTTGTTCTTGGCCACACAACTTCGTGCGGCTGCTTGAGGCATGACACGCCGGCACACAATCGGGTGCATAACATGAGCAGGACGCCGCTATTTGGCGTTTGGGCCATGATGCTATCGCGGTGCGGCAATCAAAACGCGAAGGCATACAAAGACTACGGCGGTCGTGGCATCAAAGTATGTGATCGCTGGCAGTTTTTTGAGAACTTCCATGCTGACATGGGCGACCGTCCGACGCCGAAACATCAGATCGACAGAATTGACAACGAAGGCCCGTACTCACCGGAAAACTGTCGATGGGCGTTGCGCGAACAGCAGGCGAAGAACAAGCGCAACACCCGCCTGCTCACTGCCAACGGTGAAACGCTCCACCTTGCCGAATGGGCGCGCCGCCTCGGTTGCAATTCAGCCGCAATCCTAGCCCGCCTGGCTACCGGCATGTCAGAAGTAGAAGCCGTTACCAAGCCGATTCCTGGCCGTCCGAACTCGCGTTTGACGGACATTCAGGCGGCTGAAATCCGTAGCAAATATCCTGGCATGTCGATGCAAAAGATCGCCGACCTGTTCTGGGTCAGCAAGAAAACCATTTTCAACGTCATCCACGGCAAGACATTTGCCGATGTTCACTGAAGGAGAAACACCATGTCCATGCCCAAGAAAGGCGACCTCGTTCGCCAGGTTCTTCCCGCCCCGGTTGTCGGGGAGGTTGTCGAGTACACCATCTGCCAGGAAACCGGCACACCGCAGGTGCGTGTCGAGTGGCCGGACGCCGATGGTGATGGTCACGCCGAATCCCGCTGGTTCAAGGTGGAAGAGGTCGAGGTCGTGAAACGTGCCTAATCCGATCATCACGGTTGAAGAGGCAACGGGGGGCGTCCTTGAAGAATTGGAGGACGCCTTCTTTGACATCCCGTTCGAGAACAGCGATTTCCAGAACAGGGTTTTCGTCGTTGCGGCGCAGCAAACGCCGGCCCGCGCCTACCGGGCGGTCGGGCTGCGCATGTTCGCCAAGATTCGCGCGGTCAAGGAATACAAGTTCGCGCAGGAGAAACTGGCGATCGACATTGAGGAACGCGAAGCGAAGATTGCGGATCCCGAAACCGATCGGTTCGAGTGCCGCCGGCTGATCCTGGAGAACGTCAAGGCCGCCGACGATCGCAAGTGGGGCGAGAAACTGCTGAACGATGCCTTGCGCGAGTTGAACTGCCTGTACGTCGAGTTCAAGAAGCTGCCGAAGTACAGGCGCGAAGAGTTCGAGGCGGAAGAGCAAGTACACTTCATGGCGCGCATGGAGCGGCAGTTGAAAGCTCCTGGTCCGCATGAGTCGATTGCGAACATGCTGGTCGACAACCCTGAATGGGACAAGCGGATTGGCGAGGCTGTTCTCAAGATGCTGGAATCCAAGGAGTAGCGGGTGCTTCCCTTCAAGGTCAATTCCTTCCTCTGGCACTTCTCGAACTTCACGACGCCTAGCGCCACTCCCGGCACGTCGGTAACGCCGGGGGCCAGCAACGCCGAAGGTTCGTGGACGCAGGTTGCCACGTCCGCGAACATCGCATACGACGTGTGCCTGATCTACATCGCCATCGGCGGCGGCAACACATCAACGGGGCAGAAGGATCACTTGCTGGACATCGGCGTCGACCCTGCGGGCGGCACCAGCTACACAGCGGTAATCAGCAACATCGTTTGCGGGCAGACGCAGGCGGTTACGACCGGATGGGACGAGTTCGTTTTCCCGCTGCGCATCAAGAACGGATCGTCGGTCGCGGTGCGGGTGCAGGGCAACAATGCCACGGCGGGCACGGTGCGCGTCGTCGCGGACTTCTACGGACGCCCGACCGAACCAAGTGTTGTCCCTGTAGGCCAGTGGTCGGAAACCATTGGCACGATCACCAACAGCGCCGGCACTTCCGTAACCCCCGGCAATGCGGCGGAAGGCTCATGGACAAGCCTTGGCACCACGACGAAAGCCCTGTGGCACTGGCAGATTGGGATGCAGCTTTCCAATGGCACGATCACCGCGCAATACACCACGTTCGATCTGGCCTACGGCGACGCGACCAACAAGGAAATCATCTTGGAGGACGTGACCATCGGGTTCTATGGCACGGCGGAAATCAAGGCATCAACCTTGCGCGGGCGCAGCATGGTCAACAACTGTCGCCCCGTCCCTGCCGGCTCCACCATCTACGCCAGAGCGCGCTGCTCTACCGCGCCAACGGCGACCTACAACTGCACCGCAATCGGAATCGGGGGCTGACATGGCTATCGCCGCACATCTTGAAGGTTCGCAAACCGCGACGGTCAATACCGAGCATACGCTGAACACGACGACCCCGGAAACAACCGATGGCATCTTCCAGTTCTTCGTCGACACCGCCAACATGGTTGCCGGCGACGTGCTCGAACTCCGGTTGAAAGAGAAGTGCCGAACTGGCGACACCATCCGGCAGATGCTTGTCACGACGCTGGCCGGCGCGCAGTCGGACCCGCTTTGGGTTTCGCCGACGTTCATCCTGCTGCATGGGTGGGACTTCACGCTCAAGCAAACTGCCGGGACGGGCCGCGCCTTTCCTTGGTCTATCCGCAAGGTTTCCTAAATGTCGTGGGCGTTTTCGCCCCTTCTGCCGGGTGCTGCGCATCAGCAAAGCGACCCGAACGCCGTATCAATTTCTGAGGCGGCGAGCGCGGCGGTGAGCTGCGATGCGATCGTCAGTTACGGACTGTCGCAAACGGAGATTTCGACCCTTGGTGGGGTAGACATAAGCAAGGGGTTCGCCTTCCCGGCGAACACTTCCGCCAACATGGAATCCCTGAGTCTGCCAAATGAGACGACAGGAACGGTTTCGCTTTCGTACTCCCGCAGGCAGGCAATGGCTCCAGCGTCTTCGGGGTCCGCAGGGTACTCGCTTGGGGCGTCTTGGGGGAGCGCGTTCAATAGCATCTACAAGGTCAACTACGCACTCGAAACAGGAGCAGCAGTAACCGCGACGCTGCCGACTGCTACGGGTGGTATGGCCGGGTGGTCGTCCAGCACGAAAGGGTATGGCGCGGGAGGACTGACAGATGCGGCGTGGATCAGCGTAATAACGTCGCTGGTGTTCAGCAATGAGACAACTGCGGACACATCAGCAACGCTTTCAGTTGCGCGCGAGAAGGCTGCCGGTGTGTTCTCGTCGACTACCGGGTATGCGATGGGCGGACGAAACAACGCCACGCGATACACAGACGTCGACGGCATGACGTTTTCTTCGGAAACCGCCACGAATCCATCCGCAGTCATAAAGGCTGTACGGGAGGGGCAGGCAGGCTTTCAGTCGTCCACGGTTGGGTACACGGCCGGCGGGTACAACGGTACGGTATATTCCACAGAAATCGAGTCACTGACTTTTTCCACAGAGACTATTGGCGATCCGTCAGCCGCCCTGAACAACGCGGCTTGGCTTGCGCATACCTTCTCCAGCAGCGCCAATGGCTACATTGGGAGCGGAACAAATCCCTCAGGATCGACTTCGATAGAGAAATTCGTGTTCAGCGGACAGACAATATCGACGCTTTCCGCAACCTACACCAACTGGACAGACTCGCGCTGTGGCGTGACGTATGTGGCGACTACCGCAGGGGGAGCGTCAGAGTCATCGAACGGGTCTTCGGCTCCGGCTCAGACTGCGGACATCACCCAAACAGCTTCGCCAAGTGAAAGTTCCAGCGCCGCGCTCGGGTATGTAGCGACGATAACTGAGCAGGCCCAAGACCTGACGAAAGACGCAGGGACCGCATACTTCGGCGGGGGCACTGGTATTGACGGGGCCGGGGTAGTGAGTGTGGCGTTCTCGAACGAGGCGGTGGCAACAAACATCGCGACACTCGATACCTCCGGCATCGAATCGTCCGGGGCATCGTCAGAAACGAAGGGGTATTTTTGGGGCGGCCAGAGCCGGACGGCAATATCTACGCTTGTGTTTTCAAGCCTCACGTCGACCACTCTCTCCGCTACTACGGGGACTTCGCAATACGGCATGGCGTCGTTTAGTGCTTCTGACTGCGGGTATTTCTGCGGGCAAAACAATGTCAGTACCGACTTAATATCCGCGTTGATGTTTGCGACTGAATCTGTTCGTGTTTTGTCTGCCACACTCCCAACAGGAAGAGGGTTGGGGGCCGGCGTCAAGTCAGCAGCAAAGGGGTATGTGCTTGGTGGATACACCACCACGCACTCGACAGAGATAGATGGCCTTGTGTTTGCTACGGAAGCCCTGGTAAATCCTTCTGCGGCCCTCAGTGTCGCGCGGTATAGCGGGGGCGGGGTTCAGTCGGCGACAATCGGGTACTGCCTTGGCGGAGAAGCGGGCGGGGGCACGTCGGCGGTGGTTGATGGAATCCGGTTCTCGGATGAGGCTGCGGTCAATGGCGCAAATGGAATGTATGAAGCGGCAGGCCGTGGTGGCTCCGCGTCCTCATACAGTGCCGGCTATCTGGCAAACCCGAATGTGGCAAACGCGACGTACTGCCACAAGATTGCGTTCTTCAATGAAGCCACATCAGTCCTTGCGGCGAGTGTTCTGAACAGAAACAGTTCATGTGGCGTGCAGAAGAACCTCTACGCCGCACGCGGAGCGTTTGATTCGCCGCAAGCGACCAGCAGTGAGCCGGTCAGCATATCCGAGGGAGCAAGCTCGGCCGGAACTCCAGCGGCCACTTACGTTACCGCCTCTGCCGCGACCGAAGCAGCCTCCAGCGGGGATACCAAAGCCGCAACTGCGGTGTTTGTCGCGGCGGATACCGAGGCGGCGTCGGCCACTGCCGCGCATCCGGTGACGATGGTAGCCGTGTCCGCGCAGCAGGACAGCGCAACGGCAACCGACGCGCCCGTAGGGCTCCCGACGATGCCCGCGAGCCGCACAGAGGCGGCAACCGCATCCGACGCGCAAGACGGTGTTGTTCCGGGGCTGTCGGCCACCATTGAAGAGGCTGCGACGGCCGCAGCCGCCCACCCGGTTACTGCTGCGTTCGTGTCCGCCATCACTGAGGCAGGAAGCTCGACGGCGGCGCAAGTCGGCGGGTTCTTGGTCAATGACCCTGAGAGCGCATCGGCGGCGGACGCGGATGGCGCTACCATCACCTTCACTCTTGCCGGAACGGGGCAGGGCACGGCGGCGGACTCCCCGGCAGCAACCGCTGTTTTTGTGGCAGTCACAACGCAAGCAGCAAGCGCGGCAGACGCTACGGCAGTCTCCATAAACTTCACAGCAGACGAATCGGAATCTGGTACAGTAGCAGATACGACAAACTCTTCAGTAACTATAGTGGCACTCGAACAGACGACTGCCACAGACTCAGCGAACGCGGCCCCGAGATGGGTAGGCTACATCATCGAAACGGCAGAGGCGACGGCAGCATTCAATGGCACTGGCCCGGTTCCGGCTAATACAACCGAACTGGCTGCTGCAACAACAACGCAGCGCGTATATCGCTACCTGTTCGCCGATGCAGGGGCCGCGCTATCTGCCAGCGCGCTTTCTGACGCACTGCGCTACTGCTGGTGTTCGGAAGCGGAAATAGCGGAAGCGGTATCTTCGCAATCCGGCACGATGGTTGCGGTATCTTCGCGCTCGGAGCAGGCGGCCCCTTCTTCATGGCAATCGGCCACGATCGGCCAGGGCGCCAGCGCGCTGGCAATTGGCGCGGCAACAGAAGCCGAAAGCGCCGTTGCCATACTGGCGGCCGTAATCAGCGGAGCGGCATCGGCAACAAGCATGGCGGAAGCGGTCGCCGCGCTGTCTGGAATTTCCATCGAGTTCGCCAACGCTGCAGATGTTGCTACTGGAGGAAGGAAGTACGCGAGCAGCATCCTTGCCCTGACAAATGCGCAGGACTTCTCGGATGCCGCGCTTCTCGACCTGCTCCCCAAGCCGATCCCGGCCGTCGTTCGCGTGGTGCGCATCGGAACAACGGCCTATGTCTTCTCCGGTGACGAATTCCGCGACCTGAAGTTTTCTGACGTTGCCAGAATCGTTTCTGATGTTTCGACCTGGCGTGCGTCGATGGTCATCGAGAACGAAAGGTCGATCTCTTCCGACACCAAGGAACGCAACGTCCTCCTTGACGAGCCTGACAGAAGGATCGAGAGCGATGAGTAAGGAAGAGGACTTTCTTCTCCCGTTTCCGACTCGACACGGGGACCCGACCGGACACGCCAATGAACGCCAGATGGCCGACAAGGTTGATCGTTCGGGCGTCCGTACGGTCATTCGCAAGACAGCGGACGGTGGCGATGTGATGCTGCGGACTCGCGCCGGGTTCAATGAGTACACCACGGAGAATGACGATACGCCGATTAAAGAAGCCCCTCCGTGCAGGTGGTCATACGACTATTTTCCGATCAAGCTGGAGGGAGATGCATACGTCGCGGACACGACCACTAGTCTTGGTCACACGATATATCAGTCGAGCGTAGCCTACGGCCTGAAAGGGAGGCGCAAGGGATTGTCGCGTAACTCAGACGGAACAATGTCGCTCAAGTTGCAAGTAAGCCACGAAGACCTGCCGACGGGCGACTCTAAAATGACTGGCCCAGGGTTCTGGTACTCGAAGGGAGACAAGGTTACGTGGACATACGACACCCTGATTCCTTCGGAAAACCCACTGCTTAATGGCATGGAGGTAGCAATGGCGTTCTGCGTTCGCTACAAGAAAGAAGAGGTTACGCTCCGGTCAATTGAAACCTATCATCCCGTTAATTCTGATCACATCCTGGCGGCGTGTGTCGTGCGTGACCCGGTGGGTGCCGTCTATATCAGAGCGGCATATCTTAAAGTCGATGGGGACGCGGGGGAAGGGATCACGGTCATTGATTACACGACCACTGGAGGTAGTGTATCCACGACTCTTCTCAACCCGACGCACGCCTTTCCACAATGGGTTGATGGTTTCCGGGTCACGGCGATAAAACCAAGGCTAGCTGCGTTCTCTCCGGACGGTACGAAACTTGCGTTCATCGTCACGGATTATGTGTTTGACGCAACCGGAGGCGAGCGGTGCGTCGTCGCTGAAATATCAAGGCCACTTCCTTCCGAGACCCCTTCGGCTACGCTCTACGTTGCAACACTGCCGGTTGGATGGGTAGCTGTATCCCCACCGTCAAATACTGACGTGTCAAATCCGTCAAGCAGCAGCTACACGAATCCAGACAGCGCGTTCATCCTGACTGACATTGCAACCGGCGCAGTCATCAGTCAATCTGACCCTCCGACGCTTCCATCCGGACCTGTCATAACTTCATTCTCCGAGTCTATCAATGACAGGAATATCCACCAATATAGCGCACAGAGTTACTTCGTCATCGACCGTGTTGGGTTTTCCAAGAGCAACGTGTTGTGCGTCGTCGCAACGAAAACGATAGTTTCTGGAACACATCACGTTCGGTGGATAACCGGGAGCCTCAACAAGACTGAGAAAAGCGGTGTGGTTGCTACCGATACGGTGGTTGGCGGCGGCACGCAGAATCTCCATGAAGAGAACTACGGCAACTACACAACGACGCAGACAGTCAGTTCATCTGGTGGTCCGGGTAGTTTTGAGACAAAGTCTTGGGCCTACGACATAACGACATATTTCATTCGTGGCGGATCGATTGTGTGGAGCAAGTCGACTCCGCTCACCCTTTCAGGGCAGGTCGATAGTTGGGAGCGAAAGACGATCATTACCTCGAACGTCGTTTCGAACGAGGACTATTTTGAAGGTGGGTCATCAGGAGCGCTTCCAAGTGGATACCCCTCGGTTGTAAAGGCCGGGATTGAGTGCCACGGAGTCGATTTCTACGACTCCACAATACTAACCCGAAATTATGGCCCTGCCGCTGGGAGCACAGAGTACGACTACTACGGGAAGTGGTCGCCGAGCTACCACAAGTACGAGGATGCATACCTCGTCAGTTCGTCAGGGCACGCAGACCCGATTGTTCATCCTATCCCTGACGAATTCACGCAAACATTTGAAGTGGTGTCTGGAAACTCCGGAAAGGTGTATGCGCCATACACAATCATCCGCAAAGAGTTCTTCGGGCCAGCGGCGTGGTGCCCATCACACAAAGAAGCAGTGTACCTCTACGACCACATCAATGAAGAGACGTGGGGGCTGTTCTTTTCCAGAAACAAATGGAAAACAATCCGCGCCGCAGATGGGGAGCCAACTCCGCCGCCGGGGCCAGGCACGTACTACGAAATAAAAGTCGGACTGATTCCATTCGCATGATGAGGAATTTATGAAAACCATCAAACTAGGACCGTTTCTCGGGATCAACAACCAGCTTCCCGATTTCGAATTGAGCGCCGAAACCGGCAGGTTTTTGCGTTCCGCCGACAACGTGAATATCACCGACAGAGGCAACATTACCCGGCGCAAGGCGTACTCGCTCGTGCAGTCGCTTTCTGCCCCGCACTCTCTGTTCAACGGGTATCTGGTTCGCGGGTCGGCGCTTTATGCGGTGACGCTACCGGGCTACAGTGAAACGCTGGTCAAGGTTCTGACAAGCAATGCGCGCATGAGCTATTGCGAATTCGCCGGCGACGTTTACTACTCCAACGGCACTGACAGCGGACGCATCGCCAGTAGCGGAGCAATCTATCCGTGGGGCCTTCCGACTCCGGCGGCGCCATCGGCATCAAGCATCGCCGGGGCGCTGTTCGCCGGGAAGTATCAGGTGTCCGTAAGCTACAGCAATTCCGTGACAGGAGAAGAGGGCGGGGTGTCTGCAAGAACGGTTCACACGCTTCCCGCGGTGGGCGGGATTCGTGTTTCAGTTCCAGGCTCCACGGCCGGAGCCACACACGCCAACGTCTATGTGTCCACGGTGAATGGCAGCATTCCGCTGCTTGCCGCGACCGTCGCGCTCGGTACTGCGACGGTTGACATAACCAGCGACGCAACCGGGCGCGATGCCAGCAGCAGGCGCGAGGAACCGCTTCCTGCCGGTACGCGCATCTTCATGTTCAATGGCCGGCTTTGCTCGGTGAACGGAAAGACGCTGTACTACGGTGTGCCGCATCGGCCGGGGTACATGCAGGCCGACACGGTTGAGGACGGAAGAATCGAGTTTTCCGAAAACATCAGCGTTGCCATCGGCAACCAGATGGGCCTGTACGTGGCTACCGACAAGACCTACTTTTTCCAAGGAACCGATCTCGGGGCGGTTGAGTTGGTGCGTGACGCGCTGCCGCACGGCGCCGTTCCCGGAACCGAATTCGAGTTGCCGCACAAGCCGGTTGTCGGATGGTTCGGACCCTACGGCTTTGTCCTCGCCGACACTCAAGGACAGTGCGAAATTCCGATGGAGAAGTCTGTTGACCTGACGCCCCCTGCGTCTGGCGTGTCTGCCGTGTTTGAAACGCTCGGCCTGCGTAGGGTAGTGTCATGCGGCTGGTGCATGAATCTCGGCAGCGGTGCAGCGACCACGTATTCGGATTTTGACTTCACATCGATAAGCGATGGGTATGGAACAAAGTCGGACGGGATCTACCTGCTCGAGTCATCCGGCAAGGTGGATGCGGTGGTCGGCCTTGGTAAAGAAAACTTCGGCACCGAAAACGAAACGAGGGTTCCCTATGCCTATCTCGGGTGCACGTCTGACGCCCCGCTTGAGCTTGGCGTTACCACCCCGGACGATGAAGACTTGCGCTATGTCGCTCGCTCATGCGGAGACACGATGGATGTTCACCGCGTCGATCTCGGGAAAGGGCTTCGCGCCAACTGGCTTGACCTGACGATTCGCAACACGGACGGGTCTGACTTCACGCTGGCTACCGTCAGCTTTGCGCCGGTTGCTTCCGGCAGGAGGATTTGAAATGGCTGATATTGTCAATCTTGAGGCGCACTACATTGGCTCTCCGGCGCCAGGTGTTTACCTCCACCAGATTCCCAATGCCTCGATGCAGGTATTGGAAGACCTCATCAACGCGACGTGGAATGAAGGGCTGACGACGAAAGAAGAGTTTTCGGCAAAAATCGCAGCAGCGTTCACCGATTTTCTCGATACTACCGCCGCTCCGCATGTAACCGCCGGGTCCGTCACCGCCCCAAGCATTGTCGAGCCGACCGTCGATATTCCTACTTCGCTTTCGGTGGCATCGCCAACTGTGGTCGAGCCTGACATCGAGATTCCGACCGCGATCAACATTGATGTGCCAACCGTCGTCGAGCCGAATGTCACCATCCCGACATCGTTCTCAATCGGCACACCGAGCGTGACCGAACCGACCGTCACCATTCCTTCGTCGCTGTCCGTCGCTACGCCAACAATCGTCGAGCCGGCAGTCGACATTCCGTCGTCGATTGCCGTTGCCGACATTTGGGACGAATGGGAAACCCGCTACCTTGAACTGGCCGACTGGCTGGTGGCACAGCGGATCGCGTTCATGACTGCCTACTTTCCGGACGAGCAGGCCACGTATGAAGCGGCAGAGAACTGGTTGCAAGCCGCCATTGCCAATCCAGAATCCGGCCTTCCGCCTGCCGTTGCCAGCCAGATTTGGGGTGACGATCAGGCGCGCATTCTGTCCGACAAGGCAAGGGCGCAAGATGCCGTTGTGGCGCAATTTGCCGCACGGCGCTTCCCTCTTCCTCCCGGCGCTGCTGCGGCCGCTGTGGCAGGTATTGAGCAGAAGGCGCAAGAAGCACTGGCCGAGTCAAGCCGCAAGGTTGCCATCCTGTCCGTGGATCTACAGAAGTTCAACGTCGAAACCATCCTGAAATTGCGCCAGGTTTCAATGTCGTCCGTTGTCGATTACATCAAGGCGCTTGCTTCCGGGCCTGACATTGCCAGCAAGATGACCAACGTCGGATACGACATTCAAACCAAGCTGATTTCGGCCGCATCGCAGTTCTTTTCTGCCAGGGCGAATGCTGCCGAGGTTGTCACCAGGGCGGCAAGCATGGACGCCGACGCCAAGACCAAGTTGATCTCTGCAACAACGCAAGTGACCAATGCACGAACTGGCGTTGCCGAGTTGTCAGTAAAAGCCGAGAGCGCCGACGCCGACGCCAAGACCAGGCTGATAGGCGCTTCGGCGCAGATTACTGGCGCCAGAACTGGCGTTGCCGAGCTTGAAGTCAAAGCCGGAAGCGCCGAGGCGGATGCCAAGACCAAACTGATTTCTTCGGCAACGCAGATTCTTTCGGCCCGAGCCAATGTGGCAGATACGCAGGTCAAGGCCGCTGTTGCCAACGCAGAAGTCAAAACCAGATTGATGGCTGGTGCGGCGCAGATTTTTGACAGCCGGATTCGTTCCGCGCAAGCCGTCTCTGACGTAGCGAAGCACAACAACACCGTCGCTTTCGATGCGTCCGTAAAGAATCAGATGTCAGACTTGACACTGATCGAAGACAAGCTCAAAGCCATGCTGGCCGAGGCGCAGTCAATCGCCCAGGTGTGCACGGCATTCGTCAATAACCTGCACGTCAGCGCGTCTCTCGCTGCCAACGGAGGAACGACAATATCGCAGTCGAACGAGTTTTGAACCATTCCGGAATTACTCAAAAAGAATGGCGCTTCGGCGCCTTTTTTCATTCCCTGCCGACAAAGGGTTTTGTCAATTTCCAGTACGCTTAATGCTGGCTGTCTCTATATTCCATGCTATCCAAGGTGCGTTCGGAGATTGCAATGGGAAAGAAAGCAAAGTGTTTTGCTGACGGCGGTGTTATCGGCCAGGATGGTCTGACCGACGCGCAACGCGCAAAAAAGAATGCCGCCCTTCAAGGGCTTGGCATGAGTACCGCTGCGCCGCAACCCGCGCCAGCGCCGGCACCGCAGCCAGCGCCGGCACCGCAGCCCGCTCCGACTTCACCGCCCGCTGCAACAGGACAGGGCATTCTCGGCATCATTGGGAATCGCGGAAAGCAGATCGACAAGGCTTCCGGGTATCGTGACGGCGGAAAGATTCAAGGCCCAGGCACCGCCAGGAGTGATTCCATCGCGAATGGAGGAGTAATACACAACGCCGCCGAATATTGGGCAGACGATAACGCACAATTTGAAAAAACCAATCCGGAGTTTGTGGACCGCGTCGTTCGCGCCTTGAATCCAATGACCGGAGTTGGCTCGGCAATGGGGGCGATGCACACCGCCGCTTCTTCCGGCGATGTACCGGGAATGGTGATGGCCGGCGCCACCGCCATCCCGGCGTTTGGCGTACTACGTGCCGTTCCTGCAGTAGGCGCAGCAAAAGCGACCGTCGCACCGAGCCTGCGGAAAACCATGGCGTCTCTAGTCGGCGGCGCAACTGCTAATGCCGCTTCCGATGAATACGAATCCAAGAATAATTCCGGCCTCGCCACAGGCGGCGTGGTCGGCGCCAAGACCTTCGAGTTCGAGGGCAAGGGCACCGGTACTAGCGACGACATCCCGGTGAAGGTCGCCGGCAACCATGTCAACGTGTCCAACGGCGAGAAGGGCAAGGCCAAACCGGAAAGCCAGCCGCAACCGGCTCCGCAACCGGCTCCGCAACCGGATCCGCAACCGCAGCAACGCGGGCTGATAGACAATGCCATGAACCTGTTTGGCAGCCGTGGCAAGCAGATCGACAAGGCGGCCGGATATGCTTACGGCGGAAAGCCAGAAGGCGGAATCATCAAAGGCATTGGCACCCCGACATCGGACAGCATTGATGCCGGTGTCAGGGAAACCGGAGAGCAAATCAAGGTTTCAACCGACGAGAGAATCGTCAGCAAGGCCCAAGACAAGCTGCTGCAACGGCTGGCGAAAGCAATGGGCTACGAGTCGCTGGATGCGTACCTCGAAGCCGGTACTGGAAAGCCGGTTGGGCCGACGATCAAGGATGGAAAAGTTGCCGCTGCTGATGGGCTTCGGCCGTGGTACGAAAAAGACCCACTTGCTTCATTGACTGAAAGTATGCGGTCTTCTGACAAAGCAAACGAACAACTTAAATCATTGTATCCGGCAGGAACGTTCAATGATTCTACAAAATCGTCTCCGGCGCCTGAAGCGCAAAACACTCCGGATCCAGTTATTCAAGGCCAACTTAAGAAGCCTGTCGGGTTCGATAACCCTGCCGGAGTCGGCCAGAAGATTTCTGACATTCCTGTGCCCGGATCGAAGTTCGTGACTGGCGGCGCTCCGGATGGGATTTCTCCAGTTGCGCGCGGCGGATTCTTTGAGGCTGGAACCACTCCCCCGTCCAGCGCACAAGGCGGCTTCACGCAAGGCAACAAGAGCTACAACGTCAATGATACAAGCCAGCAAGGTATTTCCCGTATCACTGCGACCGGAGCCAATCCGCTTTACACGAACATCAAACCTGAAGACGCGGTATCTGGACTGAGCAGACAACCTGTTCAGACTGGTCAGCCATCGGTACAGCCTCCTGTCCAGCAGGATACCAAACAACCGGAAGGCATTGCCAGGATCGAGCGTGCCAACCAGATTCGCGGCGAAATGATTGATTCCGCAATCAAGGCCAATGGCGGAAACGGTGTTGGTATTCTCAATACCGAACAAACGCTTCCCGGCGGAATGTCTATAAGCGACTGGAACAACCGCGTTTCATCCGGGTTCAATACGCAGATGTCGCCAAAGGAGAAGGCAGCATATCTCGCAATGGAAGGCGCTCAAGGCATTCAACGCACAGGGCAGGATCTTCTGAACCAACAGGCCGCTGCTCGTAATACCCTAGAAGCCAGAGGGCAGGACTTGCGTAGCGCGCGTGAAGCTGACCGCGATCAAGTTACGATGCGCGGCCAGGACATCAATGCTCTCGGTGACAAGGCGAAACTTGCCATGCTCGAACGCAACGATCAGCGTCAGGCCGAGCAGGCCAATCTGCAACGGCGCATTTACGAAGGGCAGTTTGCCGACTCAGAAGCACAAAGGTCGGCACGTACCGCGATGGCTGCGGCATTGGAAAAGGGCGATACGGAAGGTTACAAGCAGGCTGTAAAACAAGCCACCATTGCCGGCATCAAGTTTGACGGAGAGAAAAGCCCGAAATTTGCCGAGATAGCCGATCCGAATGACAAGAGCGGTCTACGTAAAATCCCCGTTCAGTACAACAGTGACGGGACGTATACCGTAATGAAGCCGGCTGCACAACAACGTACTTACGCCGAGTTTGAAAAGGCGTACTTAGCCAAGCGACCAGGATCTACACCAGAACAAATGAAGGCGGACTATCAGCAACTTTACGGGGCAAAGTAATGGCATTCGATCCATTTGCAGAAGATACCAACTCGTCTGGTCCGTTTGACCCGTTTGCGGAAACTCCGGCACCCAAAGGGACAAAGCAAAACCAAGGCATTGCCGGAGACACGCTAACCGGCCTGAAGCGCGGTGTCGAGCAAATGCCGGGAATGCTAACCGGCATTGCTGACATTGCCGCTGCGCCCTTCTCTGCTGCCACTGGAATCAATCGCCCGTTCTCTCGCGGTGCTGACTGGTTTGGTGAAAAGACCGGATTCCAGCCTGGCAAGTGGGCGGAAGAAGCAGGGCAGGAATACTCTCCTGAATTACAGCAACAACTTCGCAACGTCGAGGAAGCCAAGGGATTCTTCCCGACGATTGGCGCAATCGCACAGAACCCGCGTGTTGCAGCAAATCTTGTGGCCGAGTCGTTGCCTTCTACGATTGCTGGTGGATTAGTTGCGCGTGGCGCCATGGGTGCCGTTGCTGGAGCAGAGAAACTTGCCGCACTGAGGGCCGCCGCTGGAAGCGCCGACGCTGCCGTTGCGAATGCCGCAAAAGCGCAACTACTCAAGTCAGGGGCTATTGCTGGCGGTATCGGCGAAGGCGCGGTAACTGCTGGGCAGCAAATGGCGCAAACGGATTACAACGTCGATCCTCTATTGGCTGGCGGAACAGCGCTTGCTGCTGGAGCAATTACCGGGGCCATTGGTGCTGGAAGCGGCCGACTGGCAAACAGCGCAATCGGCAAGAAACTTGGGTTGTCCGATTTGGAAACATCCATTGCCGCAGGAACTCTCGGGCAGAATGCTGGCAAGGCAGGTGCGCTTGGTTACGCCAAGCGGATTGGCGCAGGCGCGGCACAAGAAGGCTTGCTCGAAGAAGCGCCGCAGTCGTATCAGGAGCAGGTTTGGCAGAACATCGCCAACGGCAAACCGTGGAACGAAGGTGCAGCAGAAGCCGCTGCACAAGGCGCTGTCGCTGGCGGGCTTATGGGTGGCGGTATCAATGCCATTCCTCGCGCAACGCCGCCGCAGGATCAAGCGCCCGCAAATCCTCCGGTTGTTCCTCCCGCAAATCCGAACGTGGTTGAAGTGCCCACCGCAACCGGATCGGTTCCCGTCGACCGCACCGCAGGCCCGATCTCCGCAGCCGTTCATGCCGGCGTTTCCTCTGATGCTATCCCGACTGCGCAGCCCGTTACTGACACGACTGCCGATCCATTTGAGCGCCTAGCTACGCTTGAACTGCTATCAGAACAGCGCGTCCTGACTCCGCAGGAAGAGGCAGAGGCGAATGCGCTATCGGCGCAGATCGACAATGAATCCGTTGTTCAAAACGAACCTCAAGTCACCGCAACTGCGGAGCCAACTACCGCAACTGCGGAGCAATCAGTCGCCGACCTGTCTGGAGATAAACTGACGAAGGAATGGACTGCGTTTTCAGATGACTCTGGATCGTTGGGAATTCCTCGCTCACAAATGCCTCAAATCAAGGCGGAGCATCGCGGCGCTATGACGCAGTTTATGAACGCCCGCGGAGTTCAACACACACAAGAAGAAGTTGCTGCTAATTCTTTGAAGCCAACACAGGCAGAGTTTTCTCCTGCCAAGGTTAAGAAGGCAATTGGTTTTGATGGTGGAGACCGTTCTATTCTTGTCTCTTCTGATAACTATGTTCTAGATGGACATCACCAGTGGCTTGCAAAACTTGATCAAGGAGAACCGATCAAGGTTATTCGGCTTGACGCTCCAATTAATGATCTGATTCAACTCGCTCACGATTTCCCAAGTTCAGAAACAGCAAAAGGGGCATCAAACAAAGCGGCAACAACCGCAGAGATTCAACGCAGGGCAACCGCGCCGGCACAACCGACGACATCACCGATTGCACAGACGGCAACGCAACTCAATGT